AACTCCCTTCGTGGGATTATTCTTCTATACTATGCATTTGCCATCATGTGTACTCCGTTAGGTTGTGATAATGCTATGAATCAAACTCAAAAATTTAAAATACGTGATTTTACTAAACTTTTATTACCTATAACATATGGAGATGATATGCTGTGTGGTGTGAAAGAGGAATTGTCAAGTTATTTTAACAATATTACATATGCCAAATTTGTTGAAGAAATATATTATATGACATTTACGACGTCAGATAAAAAAGAGCATTCCTCTAGATTTATAGATATATCTCAAATTTCTTTTTTAAAGAGAAGTTTTAAATATCATCCTGAACTGAAGAGAATGGTCGCTCCCTTAGATAAAGATTCCTTGATGAAAAGTCTATGTTATTACTTACCCTCAAAAGAAATAACACCTGAGGATCAATTAATTCAAACTTGTAATTCAATTATGAGAGAATTATTATTCCACTGCGACGATGAAGTCGAGTATGAAGACTATAGACAAAAATTTATGCGAACACTTGCCGAAAATACTAGATTCGGTGTTGAAGAACTCCTACCCTTGTTTCCAACTTGGATTGAATTAATCAATAAATATTCTAGTAACTAATTTTTATTAATTTTTATATTCAAAAATTAAGACTTGACTCCAAATTTACTGGATATCTTTTACTTTATCAAACCCTAAGAAAGATATTTTCAGGAAAAGTCATTATAAAAGGAGGTCTATTTAGACTTATTATGATACTATTAATGCCTTATCGTGGCGACCCCACTTTAAAAGATAAATGTATTGGTTTGCGTCAGTAATCACCTAATTCAGTGATTACATAGATGTAATATGAATTGCAAAACAAAATTACAAATTAACGAAATGTGAGCACCCTTCGGCCTCATATTGCTGTAAACATCCAGCACTCCCCTCCCAGCAACGTTTACACGTTGCAGCAACTGCTGATTTTGAAAGTGCTATTTCTAAACTTGCTAGAACTACTGATAATTTGCAAAAGATAGTTGAAATTTTAGAACAATCAACTTATGTTAAAGCAGAATCAGAAGATTTACCATCTGAAGAAATTCCACTTGTTAAAATTGGACCTAATTTTAAGATGACTTATCGTCAACTAATAAAGAGACCTGACTTACGAACTAATCCCTTAACTTCCGATTTATATTATGAAGATATTTTTTATATGTCTAAATTTCTTACAGAGGAAACTTTAAATTCTTTAGAAGAAAATTCACACAGAAAAACCAGCGTTCGTTTTGAGTCATCATTAGTTTTGCAAAACCTTGAAGACTCTGCTAGTAAGCAAATAATGGGCGAAAGTAGTAGTCGAGTTCTATCCTCTAGTTTAGATGATAAATTATTTCTAGATGATTTTTTTAAACGTCCAGTTTTGATTTCTTCTGTTCCTATTGCATTAAATACCAATTTTGATAACAATCTTAACCCCTGGTTAATTTGGTCTTCAATACCTGCAGTTAGAAACAAACTAGCCCACTATACTTATTTCAGAGGGAATTTGAAACTTCGTTTTAATTTATCCACTACAAAATTTCATTATGGTTCTTTGTTAGTTTCTTATCAGCCAATGCCCGCCGCTAATCGAAATTATTTAGTACACAAAGGTTTAGCTGTCACAACTGATTCTCGCAAATTCAGACAAAATTATCTAAGCCAATCTCCTGAAATATGTTATGTTAATGCTGGTCAAGATGATGATGTGCAATTAGATTTACCTTTTATATATCCTCATCAACAACTACGTCTATTTAATGATGATTCTGTTAATATCCTCGACAATACCATTCCATATAATGATTTCCAATCTTTTGGTGAAATTTTTATTACTAGCTTAGGGCAATTTCATTCACAAACAGTAGAAACTTTTGAGGATGCTCCTTTTCTTAGTATTTATGCTTGGATGGAAGACGTTGAATTATCTACTCCTACCAATACACGTATAACAGTACAGGCTGAATCAGAATTTCTTACCAACCCAGTTAGCTCAATTGCTACAGCTGTATCACATATTGCTGAAAAGTTAGAAGATGTTCCTATCATTGATACTTTTGCTAAAGCTACTAATATCGCTGCAACTGCCATTTCTAAAATAGCATTAATGTTTGGTTTTTCGAAGCCTGTTAATGTTGAACCTCCTAAGTTTGCAAAACAAGTTACATTTTCTAATGGAGCTACTGTTATTGGAACGGACACAGCATATAAATTAACCTGTGACCCTAAACAAGAATTAGCACTTATGAATGATATTTGTGGTTCAGGAAATCATGATGCTTTAGCAATAAAACATCTTACATCCATTCCCACTCTTATAGACACTTTTAAAACCGGAAATATCCATTTACCCTATAAGGAAACTTTTATTGAGTTTCCAGTTACACCAATGTTGGGTACTCGACTTAAAGCTAATGTTACAGAACCACAATTCCAATGCATGCAATTTTCCGCACTCTCTCAAGCAGCTTTACACTTTAATAATTGGAGAGGGACAATTAGTTTTAGATTTGATATTACTGCATCTAATTTTACTCGTGGTAAATTGTTATTTATTTATGAACCTAATGGGACCACTAGTTTTATTGATAGAAGAGCTAGACCAACCATTCTTAATCAACATTATATGGTGTCTATGGATCTTGT